TACGAACGCCCGACAGAACGTGTGCTCTTTGATAAAGAGCGCGACGCCAACCCATTCTTCCATCTTTTTGAATCACTGTGGATGCTGGCTGGTCGTAACGACGTTGCGTTCCTAAACGAATACAACAGCCAGATGAAGCAATACAGTGACGATGGAGAAGGGTTTAACGCGGCGTATGGTCAACGTCTGCGCAGCGGCTTTGGTTTTGACCAAATTGACACAGTGATTAAACGGCTACGGGTAAACGTAGACGATCGTCGGGCGGTACTACAGATATGGGACCCTGCCGACCTGCATAAAGAGTCTAAAGACTACGCCTGTAACCTCGTAATCACGCCGCGTATTCGTTACGGAAAACTAGACTGGACGGTGTTTAACCGTAGTAACGATTATGTGTTCGGCCTAACAGGGGCCAACGCGGTACATCTGTCTATTATCCATGAATATGTGGCGACTATGGCTGGGTTAGAAACAGGTAGATATACGCAGATTACCAACTGCCTCCACGCGTACACAGATAACCCCGTGTGGCAGCGGGTTAAAGATTCACCGGGTAATTTTAACGACCTCTATGTACAGAGGAAGGTAACGCCGTTCCCGCTTATCACTAAGATACACGATTGGGATAACGACCTGCGTAGGTGGATGGAGTGCCCGTGGGCAGATAACCATTATGCGGACGGCTTCTTTAACCAAGTAGCAAAGCCGATGGCAATCGCACATCGAGCACATAAGGAGAATAAAGACGGTTTGAAATATGTAGGTGCAATCGGTGCTACAGATTGGCAAGTAGCGTGTGTTAATTGGCTGGAGAAAAGAGAATGTTAAAGAATCTAATGCAAGGTGCTAACGTCGTTCGTTACCACACTGTACCGACTATCGGTACGCAGAACAACGGGCATCATTCTATGCGTGTTTGTTTAATCTTACGACACCTGTTAGACGGAAAAGTGTCCGCTAAACAGTACGAAGCAGCGCTGTTTCACGACCTTTCGGAGGTTTACACCGGGGATTTACCTGCAACAACTAAGTGGGCGAACCTAATGTTAGCCGATTTAATTGAAGATTTAGAAATGCAGTGGTCGGTGAACAACGGCTGTTATGTGACCCAATGTGAAGAGGAAGAAATGGTGCTCAGGGTTGCCGACAAGCTGGAATTAGTCTGGTTCTGTACAGAACAAATGAAGATGGGCAACGGGTCTCTTCGCGAGGTACGTCAAAAAGGTATCGACTACTGTACAAGGGTTGGGTTTGCGAGTCCAGACATTGAACAGCGTGTTTTAGATTTGATTAAGGAGTGTGAGAATGAGTGCAAATAATAAGCAAGTCGCCGGGGCGCATTACAGTGGAACTTTGCAACACTGGGACGTTGTCCACAAATGCGGGTTAGATTACTTTCAAGGGAACATCACCAAGTATGTTTTCCGCTGGAAGAAAAAGAACGGTGTAGAAGACCTTAAGAAAGCGATGCACTATTTGGAGAAGTACATAGAACTGGTTGAAAAAGAAACGCCACCGCGATACGAGGGCGAACCAGACGGCAGCTATGTGAACCAAGACCGCACATACGTCGGTTGAGGATAATATGCGACAGACTGTTTACTATTGGCCGGATGATACATGGTGTTATAAGGATGAACTTCGGTTCATGACCCATATGTCTGACGATTACGCTGAAGGGGTTTTCCCTGAAGACTATTCTCCGGACCAGATAGAAAAAGAAATCGTTTTTGCAAACAAGTGGGTAAATAGGGATAGACGATGGGTAAAGAAATAATCTTTCTGGATATTGAAACATTTCCAAACTATTTTCTTGTTAAATTCGCAAACGAAGAAGGGCGTTTTCGCGAGTTTGAACTGTACGAAGGGGTCCAATTAGATGTTAAAGTGATCCGTGGTTTGCTGAATAGTTACACGACAGTGACCTTTAACGGTCTTAATTACGACATACCGATGTTGACTTATGCGCTGACCGGTGTGACGAATGAAGAGTTGAAGGAAGCAAGTGACAAGCTAATCGCAGGTATGAAGCCGTGGCAGTTCTACCGCAGTTACGGNCTGACACAATTGGGGTTTGACGTTATAGATCTCATGGAAGTAACGCCGGGGGTTATGGTCAGCCTTAAACTGTACGGCGGACGTATCCATATGCCTAAGATGCAAGACCTACCGTATGACCCTAACCTAGTGTTATCTCGTGAACAGATGCAGGAGGTCAACCTGTACTGCGGTAACGATTTGGCCGTAACGAGAGCGGTGTATGACCGGGTTAAGGGCCGTTTGGAGTTACGCACGGCAATGGGGGTACAGTACCGGGCCGACTTGCGTAGCAAATCTGACGCGCAGGTTGCAGAGGTGGTTATTAAGAACGAACTAGAACGGATGCTTGGTTATAGGTTGTCGAGACCACAAGTTAAAGAACAACAGTTCTACTACAAGGTACCGGGATACATTAAGTTCCAAACGCCAAAACTGCAAGCCGCCTTAGAATTGGTAAGGAGTAGCCCGTTTACCGCCAAGACCAACGGTCAATTTGAATTCACTAAGGAATTGGCAGACCTAGTTATAGAACTCGGCGTAAGCAAGTACCAACTTGGTATCGGCGGACTACATAGCCAAGAACATGAGGTTTACCACAAGGCAGATGAAAACACGGTTATTGTAGACCGGGACTTTACGTCTTACTACCCAAGTATCATCCTCATTCTAGGTCTGTACCCGGAATCTCTTGGGCCTAAGTTTTTGGAAGTGTACAGATCCTTAGTTGACCGCCGGGTGGAGGCGAAGCGCAATAAAGACACCGTTGTAAACGAATCTCTTAAGATTACGATTAACGGTAGTTTCGGTAAGCTCGGTAGCATCTACAGTGGGCTATACGCACCGGACCTAATGATTCAAGTGACCTTGACGGGCCAACTAACCCTGCTAATGCTGATTGAACAGTTAGAATTGCGCGGCATAAGTGTGGTGAGTGCGAATACCGACGGTATGGTGATTAAGTGTCCACGCAACATACGAGACGTCGTTAACACGGTATTCGAAGACTTTGAAACAGCAACCGGCTACCAAACAGAAGAGGTTGAATACAGTGCTGTGTATAGCAGAGACGTAAACAGCTATATCGCCATAGGTACGACCGGTAAGGTAAAGACCAAAGGTACATTCAGCCACAGCGGGTTACAAAAGAATCCAGAAAATGACATATGTGCCCTAGCGTTAATCGCCTATCTTAAAGACGGCATACCCATAGAACAAACAGTGCGCGAGTGTAAAGACTTAACAAAGTTCGTCACAGTGCGCACTGTAAAGGGCGGCGGCATCTACGGTGATAAGTACCTTGGTAAAGTGGTCAGGTGGTACCACGGTCTGGGTGCTACAGGGTGTATCACCTACCGCACAAGCGGGAACAAAGTGCCAAATAGCGATGGGGCAACGCCGTGCATGGATTTACCTATTGACTTTCCTGAGGACATAGATTATGATTGGTACGTAAAGAACACGGAGGAACTGTTGATGGATATCGGTTTAGTAACACGACCGCCAAAGGTCAGAAAGACAAGGAGTAAGAAGCTATGATTGTTCATATCCCCACATACAAGCGCATGGATCGTCAACCGACAGCTATCGCATTGGCTAACGCGGGTATAAGTGTTGTTTTTGTTGTGCGTAAAGAAGAGGAAATCCAAGCGCACGAATGGGTTAGAACACTTGGGCATACCGGTAGGGTTTTGGTGTTGCCAGAAACCGTAACGAATATTGGAGAAACGCGTCAGTATATCGTAGACACTACCAGTGATAACGACCGCGTCATTATGATGGACGATGACTTGACCTTTGCTGTTCGCGGTAAGCGGACCGATAACCCGTTATATTTGACCCAAGCTGAAGTGCCAGATGTGGTGGATATGGTTAAGTGGATGTGGGATACTTTGGGTGACGAAGCGATCGCCGGTATTTCAGCCCGAGAAGGTAACAACCGGAAAACAGAAGATTACGACTATAATAGTCGGCTAATGCGCTGTTGGGGGTTAAACCTACCTAAGTTCCATGCTGCCGGGGCTACCTTTACCCGTATTGATTGTATGGAAGACTTTGACGTCATGTTAACCATGTTGGAAAAGGGTTACAGAAGCATTATCAATAACAACTTTACGACTAATCAGGCGGGTAGCAATGTTAGCGGTGGTTGTTCTACATACCGCACACTCGGGGTTCAGGCCGCTGCTGCCAATAAGTTAGCGAGTCTACATCCCGGTGTTGTTAAGGTGGTTGAAAAAGAAACCAAGACGGCATGGGGCGGCGGCACGCGAACAGATGTAACGGTTTATTGGAAAAAGGCTTACGCACAAGGGGTGAAGAAATGAGCGGGTTAAAAAGCTGGTCATACAGTGCAATCAATATGTATAAGGATTGCCCAAAGAAGTATGAGATTATACGTGCAAAGAAGCTGATCCAAGATGTCAGCGGAAAGGCGGCAGACGAAGGTACGCGCATCCATACGCTGATTGAGAACTATCTCATGAAAGACGAGTGGGACGACGATCTAACGCCATACAAGACTCTACTAGATATCGTTAAAGCTAAGGCCGGGCAGTGTGAAGTCGGCTACCATTTCCGCAAAGGGATGGAACGCTGCGAACCAGATGACCCGTTTTGCTGGGTACGGTCGTATATCGATTGGATTAAAATTGACGGCGACAGTGCGGAACTTATCGACTGGAAAACAGGTCGAGTTAAACCGACAAACCAGCTCGGTTTTTACGCGTGGTTAGTCTTTACAGCACACCCAGAAGTAGAAAAGGTGAAGGCGACCTTCCACTGGATTAACAAGGGTGACCAGATGACAGAATGGTACGAGCGTAAACAGATGGCGAACTTGTTCCGACCCGTGCAAGATCTACTTGATCAAATCGAAATGTCATTTATAAATGATATGTGGGTAGAGACTGGAAACGGTTGTAAGTGGTGTACGGTAACTAGCGAATATTGTAGCAATGGAAAGAAGTGATATTATGAGTGATAAAGTAGAAATCAAGTTTCTTGATAAAGAACAAGAGGGTCTATTTAAACCAGCGACCAACTTGGCAGCAGGGTTTGACCTACGCTCAACTACTGATTATACAGTTCTATCTGGTGAAACAGTTAAGATCCCAACTGGAATCGCTGTACATATGGGGGAAGAAGAACATGGGATTATACCGTGCGCGGTGATCATGCCGCGTAGCGGACTAGGTTGCAAAGGTATTCGCCCGCGCAATGCGCCCGGACTGATTGACGCTGACTATCAAGGGGAAGTCGTCGTCTGTTTATACAATGGATCAAAAGAACCGTTTGAAGTGAAGCGACACGACCGTATCGCACAAATGGTCTTTATGTTGGCGTGGCATCCTATTTTCACCGCAGTTGACGAGTTTTCTCTAAAGACGGCGCGTGGCGTAGGCGGGTTCGGAAGCACCGGCCAAGGGTAAGCCTAGGTTA